CAGGATCTAACGTTGGTGCTGATTTCTTTATCAGAAGATACTCAGATGCTGGTGCATTGATTGATACGCCTTTCACAATCACGAGATCAACTGGTAATGCAACTTTTAGTGGTATTTTAATTACGCCCCAAGTAAAAGCTGCAACAAGTGCAGGATTAAGTATCAATGCAAATAGTGGAACACAGGTGGCAGATTTTGGTGCAGGTGGTAGTGCTAATATTACTTTCTTTGGAGGATTAAGTGGTACAAGTGCTACGTTTACCGCATCAATAACTCCATTAATATTAAAATCTACTTCTGCAACTACAATGTATACAGAGTGGTATTACAATACTTCTACATTGGTTGGTTATATTGGTAATGGTACTGGTATATTAACTGGCGCAAATGCAAGTGATTTTATATTTAGAAGTGAAGCTGATTTTGTTGTTGCAACGGGCGGTAATAATAGAAGATTGACTATTTCATCAGGTGGTGATGTATATATTGGAGATACTACATCTATAAATTCAACAAGACTTCACATTAAAAGTACTGTAAATAGAGTTACTGCATTAACAACAACACAAACTACTGGTGCAGCGATAGAATACTTTGTTAATACATCTACTTTAGTTGGATATTTAGGAAATGGAAGTTTTCTAACATCAGGAGCTGCTACTACTGATTTTATATTACGTTCTGAAAATGCCCTTGCATTTAATACTAATGGTGGTAATGAACGTATGCGTATAGCATCTACTGGTGTAGTTACAATTTCAAACCTTGCAGGTTCTGGAAGCAGAGCAGTATTAGCCGATGCAAGTGGTGTTTTATCTGCACCTGTTTCGGATATTTCAGTAAAACAAAATATAGTACCTATTGGATACGGATTGAATCAAATCATGAAAATAAATCCCGTTTGGTTTGAATTTGTTGATGAATACAAAAACTTTGGCGAAGGCAGACAGAATGGTAATATAGCGCAAGAAATTGCAGAAATAATACCAGAAGCAGTATTTACAACTAAATCAACTGGTAAAATGGGTATTAATTATGACCAACTTCACGCAGTATATATTAAAGCAATTCAAGAATTAAAAGCAGAAATAGAAGAATTAAAAACATTAATAAAATAATATGGAAACAAACTTTCAATGGGTAATAGCCCAACTTAATTGTGCAGTAGAATCAGAAGGATTACCAAATGTTATTAATGTAATACATTGGAGATATAACGCTACACAAGTAAATGGGGGCAAAACATATTTTGCAGAAATTTATGGTTCATCAAGCGTAGGTCAACCTAATCCTCAAAACTTTATTCCTTATGAAGATGTAACAGAAGAAGAAGTGATAAGTTGGTTAGAGCAAATATTGCCTGTTGAAGATATGAAATTAGGATTAGAAGCTAATATTGCTTTACAAATCAACCCTGTGGAAATTACGTTACCTTTGCCTTGGAATACTATTGACACAAACACAACCCAATAATGCACTATATTTGACACAAAAGAAACCCTATGAAAACTGAAAAAGAAATCCAAACAGAAGTACAAAAGTTAAAAGTAGAATTGACTACCATCGAATGGAATGCAGTCTTAGCAGTAATTGAGGAATCAACTGCGCCGCACATTCAAGTGAAAGCAGTAGCTGCAGAATTAGTTAAACAATTACAACCACAATTAAAAGATGACAAATAATAACGCTGATTTAGCGACCATAGTAAGTGTATCAGGCGCAATGCTAAGTATTGCCGACATACAACCAATAGTAACAATGTTGGCTTCTGTGGTCGCTATAATTAGTGGAATCTTTGCCATTAGGTATTACATTAAAGCAACCAATAAAATAACATGAAAGCAGAAGAAATTGAATACATCGAAAACGAGGTAAAAGTAAACCTCATGCCTGAAATTAAGAAAGCAGTTCCGGGAGTTTTGGGATGGGTTTTAAAGGTTGTGTTTCCAAAATTGGAACGCAAGATTATTGACTTCATCATTGAGATTGTTGAAAGTATCTTAAGCAAGAAAAAGTGAGTGCAGGACAATTAACTACTAACTTCCACATTCGGGAGTTTAAGTGCAAGGATGGCAGTAAAGTCCCCGAAGCATTAGAAGCAAATGTGAGGCTATTAGCTGACCAGCTACAAGCACTTAGGGACTTTATTAATATTCCTATCACTTTAAATTCTGCGTATCGTACAGAGGCTTATAATGCGTCTATTGGTGGCAGTCCGAAAAGCCAGCATAAGTTGGCAAAGGCGGCTGATTTGGTTACTTCAAAGTACACACCGAATGAGTTAGCTGACATTATTAAGGATTTAATCGAAGAAGGTAAAATGATGCAGGGCGGCGTGGGTGTTTATCCCAGCTTTGTGCATTATGATTGTCGCGGTACTGAAGCACGTTGGTAACAAACAATTAAACTATAAATCATGAATTTTACAAAGGAAACATTAAGAAGGCTTGTTTTAGAAACTCCTTCCTACTTTAAAAAACTAATTTATTTCGGAATTACTCTTGGCGCGATTGGAGCAGGATTAATGGCTATCCCAGAACTATCTCAATTTTATGCAATAGGTGAAAAGCTATTGATTATTGGCTTAGTTTGTGGCGTGATTGCAAAGACTGCGGTCAAGGATCCAAATCACATTTAAATTACTAAATAATCAGGAATACGTTAAAAAATTCCCTGATTATCCTAAAAACATTTGGTTAGCGATTAGTTATTATTACGGCTAATAACCTCCAAATTAACCTACATCCCCAAACCAAAGCGGAGAGGGTTATGTAGATTGTCAGGGTGATGAATATAAAGGCGGTGAGGATCATATCTTATTTCCTTTTAAATATCTTTTTACGTTTATCCGTTTCAATGGTCTCTGAATAGAACAGAATAGTTATGGGTATAATTAATGATATTACATTCATAGCAACAAACTGTTGGGTGAATCCAAAATCAAACCAATAATACAGTAGATTAATAATCCATGAAATTAGCGCAAAGAATACTGCGGTATTTCTTTTGCCGATTAACGTAAAAATTAAGATGGAGCATTCTAAAGAAAATGCAAAAATCCAGCTAATTATGTAGTCCAAATCTGTCTTTTTACTAATCATAAAAAACACCTCTGATGCGTGTGTTATTTGGGTTAATAGGGCAAACCCTATTGTAATTAGGATAAATTTTTTCATAATTTAAACCCTTCTCTTTTTAACAATTTGTCAATCTCCTGCTCGATCAGTCGGGTCTGGGCAATGCGTTTACTTTTACTAATAGTTTTTAAAGCTGCTCGCTTTTCATCGGTCAAGTAGACCGGGATTGATTTTAGTTTTTCTGTCATGTGTTTTTTATTTCTACAAATATATAAATTTTATCGAGATTAAAAAAAAGTAAAAAAAATATCAGAATAATTTTTTTATATCAAAAATAGATTTATATTTGATCAGCAATTCAATGGAGGGTTGCTCAAAACTTGCAAAAAATGAAAACTTACAAATTCTCCGAACTATCACTAAAGGTTCAAAGCGAAATAATTAAAGAACGTATTGAAGTTGGTCACTTTAAATCAGACATGACAACAGAAGAAGCATCAGACTATTTTAAAGCATGGAATACAAGGTTTAATAAAATAGGAGTAGTCAAAATGAAATAACCATTCCAGTTCCAGCAAGTCTGGAAGTCTGCCACCCCATAGCTTTTCGAGGCATGGGGGTTTGGCAGTATAAGACAATGGTGTTTTATAAAAACTTGCATAAAATGAAAACAATATCAGGCAGAGAGTTAAAAGTAACCAGTAACGTAAAAGAGCGCACTTTCAGAATCAAAACAGAGAGCGCAACTTACAAAACCATCCGAATGAGCAATCAGGAGTTTATTGATGCTGATAATTGGACTGGTAATGACTGGCAGAATTTTTTAAACAATACTAACGAATATTATAAGATTAAGTAACATGGAAATTTTCATCTTTTTTATTATTATGGCGGCTCTCCTGATTGGATTAGCTGGATTATGTGACTATTTAAGTAAGAAACTAAAATGAACTTTGACGCTTATTATGATGACTTGTACGATAGGACAGAGACATCAGCAGAGCATTGTGAATATTGCGATGCCAGAATCGAAAAATGTAAATGCCACAAGCACGATGATTACGACAGAAGGAGGGATGAAGAAAATGAGTAATCTATTTGACCGATTAAAGCCTGAGTACAAGGTTTTATTACAAGATCAAGCCGAGTTTTATCCAAATGCTATTCCAGCAATTATTGAGGAACTTATAAAAGAAAACTCTATTTTAGATTTGCGTTATGGAACTGTCGGATCCTTGGCCTTGTACTTGAATCTTAAAAATTCAGGAATTACCGAAATTGTAAACTTATTTAACGAAAAATGAAAACATTATTAATTAAAACAACAACGCTACCAAGTGGTGAGCGTATCACTTGGAAGGATGGAATGCCCGTTCACAAGACCAGGGAACTTCACTCAGATCAGTTTAATCAATGGCATTTTTATATTCAGAACGAAATTATAAAAATGAGAATGTGGGGTAAGATCATTCGTAAAATTTCAAGTAAAGAGGTTTTGAGATGATTGACATTTATTTAAATCAGCATACAAATTCATGTAAAAAAATATTTGATGGTGGATGTAAAAATATCCATTATCTATTGGTTTTCATAAAAAATAAATACCTTTTAGTTAGGTATTATAGTTGCGAAAACTACTGGGGGCACTTAGATTATAAGCAAGATTTAATTAATAGAATTATTGCCGATAATAAAATTTTTCCATTGTACAAAGTAAAACGTGAAAAGTATTGTTACAATGATCTTTGGCGTGATAATAAATTAAACTTGCAATTGAAAAAAAGCGCAAAACAAGTCAATTATATTTATTCCGACAATGCAGGAAGGCAATATGCTATAACAACCAAGACTAATTTTTTTGATGAAATATTTTCTCAAAATGAAAGAGATATTGCTTTTATGGAGGCAGAAGAATATTTGCAAAAAATGAGTTTAGATGATTTACTGTTAAGGGAACTTATTCAATTGCATACAGCTAATTATATTGATCCTGTTAAGGAAATTACAATAGTCAAAACAATAGACAACCTTTTAAAAGAAATTAATTTACAATTAAAAAATTAAACACATGGAAACAATTAGAAAAGTTACTTCAAAAGAGTTGTTAAAACACACCTTTAATATGATGATGCTTTTAAAACAAAAGGCAATATCAGTTGAAGAAGCAAAGGCTCAGGCTAATTTAATTAAGCAATCAAACAATCTTTTAAAGTATGAACTTGACCGGGCAATAGCTATGCAAAAATTTGAGAATATTGAAATTAGGAATATTGAGGAGGATTAACGATGATGCACTTTCACGAAGATCCAGAACCAAATAAGGACGTTTTGTTCTGGGCGATCATGTTTTTGATGTTGTTAATTGCGATTTGTTTTGTCGCTGAAATATTTGTGAGATTTTATTTAGAAATTAATTAATATATTTGTAAAACATTAAACGTCCACAATGTTAAACCTTAAAAATATTGACCGTATAGCCGGAGGGAGTGGACGCCTGAAGGCATACGGTTTTCTTGTTTTATGGAAAAATCCGAAACAATAACAAGCCTTGCAAAAGCATTAATTGATTTTAATGGCAGGGTTTCAAAGATCACAAAGGATGCGAAAAATCCTTTTTTCAAATCAAACTATGCTTCCTTATCAAACATTCAGGATGCGATTAGTAAACCATTGGCAGATTCTGGTCTGACTTATTCCCAGATGCCTACTGGAGTAAATGGATTATGTACTATTTTGATTCATGCCGAATCTGGAGAGTATTTAATGGATTCATTTATCATGCCAGTATCAAAGCCAAACGATCCCCAGGCGGTCGGATCTGCAATCACTTATGCCAAGCGTTATGCTTTAGCTGGGATATTAGGTTTGAACATTGACGATGATGATGATGGGAACAAAGCAGCTGAGAAGCCGGATGCTCCAGTAGAAAAACCATGGTTAAACCCTAATACCGATAAATGGGCATCAGTTTTAATAGCGATGAAAAATGGTTACACTCTTGATGTTATCCTCAAGAAATACAAGATTAGTAAGGAGAATGAAACTAAATTATTAAACGAATTAGAAATAGCACAATGATAAGTTCAAAAGAAATTTTCTTTGACATGAGGTCAGAAGAAATGCAGACCATATATTCACCTGATTTCACTAAGAAGCAGGCAGAGTTAACCGGATTAAATCTTGTTAGTAAAATTTTTGAAGCTGGAGATCAAACTCCGATACAAGTATATTCCAATATTGCCAGACTTAAAGCAGTCATTGATTCGGCAGATAAGGCTTTCAGGGATCGTTTAAATCTTAATACTGCAGATAGTTATAATGGAGTTACTTTCACGCCAAAGAATGGTGCAGAGAGCCTTAATTATTCAGAGGATGATGTGTATGTAAGTCTGGAAGCTAAGCTAAAACAAAGATCAGAACTGCTCAAGGTTGCCAGTAAATCAGATGATCCGATATTTGATTCAGAGGGTTGCGAAGTTCCGAAGGTTAGCAAGAAGTTTAATAAATCATCAATCGTAATCACGTTTTAATATGCCAGGAATAATAAAAGATCGAGAAAGAATTATTAATTCTTTGGAAATGATAATTGGAGAAGGAAAAAGCCCAGTTGCGGTAAGTAAGATTATGAAGATACCTTACTCCGGTCTATGCCGATGGATGTCATTGTATTGGTTTTATCAGAATCCAGTTAACCCAGTAACTATAACCTTAAAATCAAAAGTATGAATCATAAAGAATTATATGGAGTGTCCATAAGAGATGGATTTAATAAATTTATTGCTGAAAATCCTCACATATATAAATCCTTTGAGGAGCAAACATTAAGAGCAATAAAAAAGGGAAGGACTAAAATCAGCTCAGATCTAATAATTAACTACATACGCTGGGAACAGTTTATAGAAAGTTCTGATGAGCATTTTAAAATAAATAATAGTTACTCAGCTCATATAGCAAGGTTTTTTATCAAACAAAATCCTCAATATAGTGATTTATTTAATTTTAGAAAGTTAAGAAGCGAGGAGGATGGACAATATATGTCCATTGATGAAAATGGTCAAATTTCATTTCTTTAAATAATTTTATTATATTTGAATGGTAGCTGACTTCGACAATAAGCTATTGAAAAACATTTATACCCTTTGGGTGGATAGGAGTCGAAGCCTTGAAGCCTAAAGGGTTTTTTATTTTAATTAATATGGGAAAAGATACATTTTACTTTAGCCATGATTACAATGCCAGAAATGATGAAAAGATTAAGGAATTAATTTTTAAGCATGGTATGCAAGGATATGGTATTTACTGGTCTGTCATTGAAGACCTTTATCAAAATTCAAACGTATTACGCGGCAATTTTGCACGTATTTCTTTAGAATTGCAAGTAGATAAAAAGATTGTAATAAGTGTAATATGTGAGTTTGATTTATTTGTTTTTAATGGTAACAACTTTAGCAGTTTATCAGTACAAAAAAGGTTAGATGAACGTACAAGCAAATCAGAAAAAGCACGTTTAAGCGTAAGTAAAAGATGGTCTGATACGAACGTATTACGAAAACAATACGATAGTAATACTATAAAGGAAAGTAAAGTAAAGGAAAAGAAGTTAATATATACTCCAACTATTGACGAGGTTGAATTATATTTTAAAGAAAATGGCTATACCAGAGATTCGGCGGTTAAGGCTTTCCATTATTATCAGGAGAACAACTGGAAGGATTCAAGAAATAATCAGGTAAAGAATTGGAAGCAAAAGATGCAAGGCGTTTGGTTTAAAGAAGAAAACAAGATTAAAAACGAACAGTTACCTGCTCACTTAACCCGGCTATTAAATTGATACGGAAATTTAAAGATATTGAGCAAAGTTTAGAACTGATGCGCAATACTGGAAATCCTATGGGAGATTTAACCGGGTTTACTGATCTGGATAAACTCTATACAATTAAGCAGGGATCATTTACTTTTATTTTAGCCGCTCCGCATCATGGTAAATCTGAATTTGCTTTTGAGTTGGCATTTAATCAGGCGCATAAATATGGTAAAAAATGTCTAATTTATTCTCCAGAGACTGGATCAGTAGAGGATATTTATGCAGAATTTATTCACAAGCTAACCGGGAAACCTTTTTACAAGTCTATTCCAGGATCCGTAGATGATAAGGATTATTACCAGGCGATTAATTACATTGATGAAATGTTTAATGTGGTTGATTCCGATGAACAAAGTTATTCAATACCAGAGATTATGACTTTAGTAACAAATGAAAAATTAATCATTACTGATCCGTACAATGAATTGCGGCATGAGATGGGAAACTATAATGGAAGGCAGGATTTGTATATTGAAGATATAATCGGTGAAGTCCGTAGATATTGCAAGAAATTTAAAAAGCATTGGATTATTTCATTACACCCAGCTGCGCAACAGATTCAGAAGGATGATAAAGGAAATTCCTATTATGGTATGCCAATGGCAAGGGAAGCGGCTGGAGGTCAAGCATTATTACGGAAGGCAATGACTTGGATAAATATGTGGCGACCGCCGCAGGGAATGAATGATCAGAACGGACAACCCTATGATGATAACATAGTTTTGATTAAAATTGAAAAAGCCAAACCAAAGGGCGTGGCAATCAAAGGCGAAATTAAATTATATTTTGATTGGAGAAAAAATAGATATTATCAATTCCCTAAACTTTACGCATTTGAAAAGTAACTTACAACTGGAGTTAGAAGCAGAGGCTTATGCTTTATACTTCGCAGACAAAATAAAGACTTCTCAGGCATTATTATCTATGGCTGGTATTATCTGCCACCTTGACGGAGATGTATTCGCATATCAAATGAAAAATGGTTTAAATGACAAGATACATGAGGTTATAGATAGGAATAATAATCTAAAACAGATTTATGATCATTTCTTTACTTTATCTGAACAGATAGAGCAGATGAAAATGATTGTCCGGAAAAACAATGCCCGGATGTTAGCAATGGAATTAGAGAATGAAAAATTAAACAAATTATTAAAGAATTATCAGGAATGGCAATGAAAATATTAAACCTATATGCTTGTCTTGGAGGCAATCGTTATAAATGGGATGAAGTGGCAGACATTGAAGTAACTGCGGTTGAATATGATCCGGAACTTGCCAGAATGTATCAAGAAAGATTTCCAAATGATATTGTCATAGTTTGTGATGCTCATGAATATTTGATTAACAATTATATGAACTTTGATTTTATCTGGAGTTCCCCACCTTGCCCGACACACTCAAGAGCAAGAAATTATAATTTAACTTATAAAGCAGTTTATCCAGATTTAAAATTATATGAGGAAATTATTTTACTTGAATCAAGATTTAATGGAAAATATTGTATTGAAAATGTAATACCTTATTATGAACCATTGATACCTGGAATAAAAAGAGGTAGGCATTTATATTGGACAAATTTTAATTTACCAACTGATTTAAATCATCGAAAAACTCCAGTATTTGGTAATACAAAAAATGAATTAAGTTTATTATGTGGGTTTCATAAAATAGATGTTTCAAGCTATAAAGGCGAACAACCCAAAACAAAAATTGCCAGAAACCTTGTCGATTATGAAGCTGGTAAAACAATATTACAAACTGCTTTAGGAGTAATAGAAAGTTCAAATATTAAACAAACACAACTTTTTTAATTATGGCAATGAAAAACATAAAATTATTCGAATTAAAGAAAATACAAACGGAATTTCCGTCTGTTAAAATAACAAGTCCAGATGAAGCTGCTGATTTTATCAGGCAGTTTTACTTTGATGATATAGAGATATTTGAAAGTTTTTTTATTTTATTGCTAAATCAGGCAAATAAAACAATCGGATATGCTAAGATAAGTCAGGGCGGAATAGCTGGTACAGTTGTAGATGTTAGGATTATTGCAAAATATGCGATTGAAAGTTTGGCAGTATCAGTAATACTTGCTCATAATCATCCTTCCGGAAACTTAAAACCCAGTCAAAGTGATTTGGATATAACTCAAAAGATAAAAGCAGGATTAAAAATATTAGATATTAAGGTTTTTGATCACTTAATTTTATCCGCTGATAGTTTCTATTCATTTGAAAGCAATAATGAAATATAAAAACATAAAGACAGTAATAAACGGAATAACATTTGATTCTAAAAAGGAAGCTGCTTATTATGGGATCCTGAAGCTTAAACAAAAAGCTAAATTAATTGATAGTTTCCGAATGCAGGTCAGGTATGATCTAATCGTCAATGGGATAAAGATCGGTTTTTATAAAGCCGATTTTGTCACTTATAAGGGAGGAGTAGTCCTGGAGGTTATTGATGTGAAATCAGAAATGACAAAGAAATTGCCGGTATATAGATTGAAGAAAAAATTGATCAAAGCGATTTATGGATTTGATATTATAGAAATTTAATACCTTTACTAAAAAAATATCACATGAAAGTAAAAATCTCCGAAATAAAAGCTAACTCAAAGAATCCCAGAATTATAAAGGATGATAAATTTAAAAAGTTAGTCCAGTCTATCAGAGAGTTCCCAGAGATGTTAGAAAAGCGACCATTGGTTTGTTTTACGGATGTTGATAAGAAGTATGTTGTACTGGGAGGCAACATGAGATTAAAGGCTGCTCAGGAGGTAGGCTTAAAAGAATTACCGATTGTTTTGGCTGATGATTGGACGCAAGAACAAAGGGATGAATTTTTGATTAAGGATAACGTTGGATTTGGAGAATGGGATTGGGATCAGTTGGCTAATGAGTGGGATGCGGATAAATTAGATGAGTGGGGTTTGGATGTTCCTAATTTTGATACAGAAGTATTGGAAGCTGAAGAAGATGACTTTGATACCACGCCTCCAGAAAATCCGATTACTGTATTAGGTGATTTATATGAGATAGGTGAGCATCGATTGCTTTGTGGGGATTCAACTGATTCAGATGCAATTGCAAAGTTAATGAATGGGCAAAAGGCTGATATGGCGCATAATGATCCTGCCTATGGAATGAAAAAAGAAAAGGAAGGAGTTTTAAATGATAATCTTAATTATTCTGATTTATTAGATTTTAATAAAGAATGGATTGCTTTACAATTTATGCACCTTAAAGAAAATGGAAGTTTTTATTGTTGGGGTATAGACGAACCTTTAATGGATATATATAGCGAAATAATAAAACCATACGCTAAAGAACAAAAAGCTACGTTTAGAAATTTAATAACGTGGGACAAAGGTCATGGACAAGGTCAAAATTCAGAAAATACAAGAAGCTATGCAATAGCAGACGAAAAGTGTTTATTTGCAATGTTAGGAGTTCAAGGTTTTAATAATAATGCTGATAACTATTTTGAAGGATGGGAACCAATTAGAGATTATTTACTTTCTCAAAGAATCAAAGCAGGTTGGGATATTCCAACAATGAAAAGAATTGCAGGACATAGTGATTTAAGTCGTGACCATTGGACTTGTAAAAGTCAATGGAATATGCCAACTAATGAAGTGTATAAATGTTTTCAAAAATGGTGTATTGATAATAATGTAGATGCATTTAAAAAAGAATACGAGGAACTTAAAAAAGAATATTATTCTACTCGTGCCTATTTCAATAATGTGCATGATAATTTTAATAATGTTTGGAAATTTGATAGGCATTTAAGAAATGGTATAGAAGGAGGTCATGCTACACCAAAACCAATTCCTTTATGTGAAAGAGCAATAAAGTCAAGTTGCCCAGATGATGGTTTAGTATTAGATGTATTTTTAGGTTCTGGTTCTACAATGGTAGCATCTCACCAACTAAAACGTAAATGCTACGGTATGGAGTTAGATCCTAAATATTGCGATGTAATAGTAAACAGAATGATTGCATTAGATCCGAGTATAGAAATTAAGTTAAACGGTAAGCCATTTGAAAAAGCACACTAAATTATATTTAACTTACTTTGGCTTTGATGAATCTGATTTTATACCCTGCGAGGTATGCAGAGATCAGGCAGTAGATATTCATCATATTGAATGCAGAGGAATGGGCGGTACTAAAGAGCCAGAGAATATTTATAATTTGATGGCAGTATGCAGGAAATGTCATGAGAAATTCGGAGATAAAAAAAGATACAAAGAATTTTTAAAGGATATACATTTGCAGTGGTTAAGCAGTGAAAAAAATAAATGTCCAGAAATAAAATCATAGCTGAATTTTGGGAATCAAAGTCAGTCAATGAGGCATTTGAAAAGATGCAACCGGTAGAGTTACAAGCGGACTTAAAAGCTGAGGTTTTTTTGGTTCTCTGCGAAATGGAGGAGGAGAAGCTAATCGGATTATATCAAAGGAATGAACTAAAATATTACATGGTCAGGATTATGCTGAACATGATTAAAAGCGACCGAAGCAATTTTTTTAAGAATTACAGAAACTATGTCGAATTGCTGGATAATGACCAAGAGGTTGCAAGCGTAGAAAGCGATCCAGAGGAAGCGTATCAAAAAATAGAATTACATTTACAAAACCTGCATTGGTATAATCGGGAACTGTTCAAATTATACGCCTTAGATTTTAAAAAGAATGCAAAAGAATTAAGCCGAAAGACCGGCATCCCTTATATGTCAATTGTTAGATCAATCAATAAGACTAAAGCTGAGATTAAAAAGAATATCAAAAAATGATTTTATCAATTATAACCGCAATCTGTGCATCACTATTTTTTACGGAAATCCATAACTTTCACATTCGATGGAAAATCAATTTCAAGCCTTTCAATTGTGGAAGTTGTCTGGCAGCCTGGCTTTCACCATTACATTACTATGCACCTGAATTGATACAAGAAATTACCAGCACGATTTTCATAGCTGGGTTCTGTGCGCCTATTGTAACAAAATTAATGTGGAGTTTATGGAAATAAAACAAGAGCATCGGGATTGGCTGATCGCTAATGAAAGCAATTATGAATGTGCAAAGAATGGTTATATTAGAAATTTAGATTTATCAATACTGCAAATGTATGAGCATATTTACAGATTGTATCTTGACCCTAACTTCCTGCTTTCGGTTTGGTGCGGAAATTGTAAGTACGATATGATCATGAGGCTTTACAAATGGTTTGAAAAGCAATGAGAATACTTGCAATTACAACAAAGACCAGCGGAGTTGGTTATCATCGGATAATGATGCCGATTGTAAATATGCAGAAGGATTACTGCATGATGACTGATACAATTAGCGATGAAACATTTGAGGGCAATTATGACATCGTGGTTATGAATCGGATGCTTCAAAACATAACACCTGATCAGATGGATGCTTGGCGCAAAAAGCATGGTTTTAAATTGGTAGTGGACAATGATGACTTCTGGCATTTAGATCCTTCGCATATTCTTTACGAAAGCTACAAATGGAATAAAGTAACTGAACAAATAATAGACTATATTAGGATTGCTGATCTCTGCACTTGCACTCATGAACGATTAGCGGATGAGATATACAAGCTGAATCCAAACGTGGAGATATTGCCTAATGCAATTCCTTTTGGGAATGAACAGTTTATTTTAGATAAAAAGCCTTCGGATCTGGTGCGCTTATTCTGGTCGGGTTCTGGTACACATGGCAAGGATTTGAACATTCTAAAAAATCCAATGAAGCGGATTAACTTTCCGGTCAGAACTGTGATAGCAGGTTACAATGAGGGCGAAAAACATATTTGGGATGGAATGATTTCAGCGTTTACAAATGGATTGAAACTTAATCCTACGATTTACAATTACAATCAGGTTACTGAATACATGGCCGCTTATTGTGATTCCGATATTAGTCTGATTCCGTTGGTAGATAATAGATTCAATATGATGAAGTCAAATCTGAAAGTTTTAGAAACTGCATCTAAAAAGAATCCAGCTATTGTGAGCAACGTACATCCGTATAAAGATATGCCGGTCTGTTATGTGAATAGTCAAAAGGATTGGTATAAATGGATTCGATTATTAACTATTGATCAGGATGCGAGGATTGAATACGGAAATAATCTGTATGATTACTGCAATCTTCATTTTAATCTTCACGAAGTAAATAAAAAGCGTTACGCTATTTATCATAAATTATATGCCAGTAATTAAAT